GTGCCATTCCATTAAGGTTGATGGGTGACGCCATCGGCGCTGCTTGCTGCTGCTGCACAAACTGTGCTGCTTGCTGCTGGGCAATCACCGCCTGCTGACGTATCGCTTCACGATCAATGTTTTGCGCAGCGTCAATTTCTGCTGTGCTGATCTGTGAGTTGTACTTTAACTCAATTTCGTACTTCTTGAGATACAGGTCTTGGGCCATTTGGTCTCGCTTCAAATCATCATCCATGATCATCTTTTGGCGCTGAAGCTCCAAATCTGCCGCCTTTTTCTGGATGTCGGCCTTGATGCTCTCGGCCTGCACCTGCGCCAGCACTTCTTCAGGCGTTGGCTTGGGCTGTGGTGGCGCTGGCGGCACATAGTCGGCTGGAATGTTCTGGAAGTAACTGGACGCATCCTTGAACCCAGACAATTCCACAATCTTGCGCAGCGTGTTGCTGAACTGCTGCGGGGTCACCAGCGGGTTGGTTGGGCCAAGCTGCTGCAAGATTTGCTCTTGCTTGGCCATGATCATCATCAAGGCTTGCAGGCGCTCGTTGGTGTCGCCATTGCCCAGCCCAATGTTGATGCTGGCATCCATGCCTGCATTCCAGTGGCGCGGATCGATGGCCACCCACTCGTTGCGCATACGCACCATGCGCTCTTTGTCCTGGTGCGTTGTCACCAAGAACAAAATGCCCTTGAACAGTTTCTTCATGCCCTCGGCCAAGATGCGTGCTGTCAGTTCAATGCGGCCCTGGCTGGCGCTGATAGTGGCGTTGACCGCCGCCTTGGTGCTGGACTGCAAGGCATCGGCATTCAGGCCCATGGCCGCCTTGCTCATGCCCGTGCGATCTTCCTTGATCTGGTCCATGTACTCCATCATCGGGAATGCAGCCTGGCCAACAAATGGTGTGGTCAGTGGCTGGACCATGCCAGGCGCGCGCATACGAATAATTGCGCCTGTCTCGTTGTTCAGCACATCATCGATGTTGACTTGGCCTTCGACCACCGCCGTGCGGGGGTGGATGGACTGCGCCAGGCTGTCCAGCGTGTTGCGCAAGATTTCCGACTTGATCTCTTGCAGGTCGCGGGTGATGTCAAAAATGGACATTGCCTCCAGTGGGCTGGTGTGTGGCTCTGGGTCGCAGGGGAAATCTGCAAATGGAATGTAAGACGCCGGCAGGTTGCGCACCACCTGGTAACCACCACCCATGCAGCAGACCTTGCGCAGTTCAGCAATGCCATCCCCGTCATAGTCCACACGGGAATATGCCTCAACGTACAGCACCCGGCGCATCATTGGGTTGGCTGCGTCATTGGTGCCAAACGTGGTGGACAGCGACTGGCGTGCCAGATACTCGTCATTGCTGTCCAAGTCAGTAGTGGACAGGTTTTGCTCAATCTCGTCCTGGTCATAGCCCATGGCGATCAGGTCAGCCACAGTGGCCATCTGCCTGTGCGCAATGATGGTGGCGTCATCAAAGGACCGCGCGCGGCGATCCAGCAGCAACTCTTCAGGCGGCACGGCCATGATGCGAATGCGGCCATCCCTTGTGATGCGCTTGATTTCCACATCATGGATCATCGGCGCAGGCATGGCGACAGGCTGGCCCGTCATCGGGTCCACCGTCATCATCTGCATCTCGTCCACATTCGGGTCGGGGTAAGACACCACGATCTTGACCTCTGCGTCAGGCTCTTGCATCAAGATTTCAAGGGTCTGGTCATCCAGCCCTGTGTACTGGTCAATGCTGACGCGCTCGTCATCCTCCCACCAAAACTTGGCAATGCCGCACTTGCGCACCAAGGCATCCTTAAAAATTGCGTAACTCGTCAAAAACCCGTTGTTGTCATTCTGGAAAATGTAGTTCGCATAGTCTGTGGCCTGCTGCGCAGACTTCACATCTTCTGGCCCACGGGGCACAAACTCGACCACATTCTCGGTGCTGAAGAAAACACGCATCAGGCTTGGCAGCATGGCCGACACGGTATCCCGCACCTCCATAGCCACCACCTTGCTGTTACCCTCGACCTCGTTGCCGAACAGGTCGCCACGGTAATACTCAGTCCCCTTGGCCCGTGTGGGAGACAAGTCACTGTCCACATAGCTGACCGCATCCACCAGGTCTTGCGTGATGATGGCTTGCAACTCTGCGTCATCCATCGGTGTGATTGCAGTCACATCGGTGCTGATAATGTTGGTATCGTTCATTTCTTGTTCCTTGCAGATATTGCTTTGGCTTTTGCCTTTGCATCAGCCTTGCTGGATGCGCCCCATGCGTTCAGAGACAACAGCAGCCGTGTCGGCTCCCCACCCTTCTTCTCAGGCCCAGGCATATTGCCCATGCGTGCCAAAAAGCTGGCACGCCTTGGATTGTCGCCAGACTTGACTGGAGCCTTCAGGTCCATGCCCTCGGCCTTGGCGCTGGCCCTGCCCTTGGCATTCAAGCCACCGCTTGGGCTTTTGCCCTCCTTGCGCTGCCAGGCCGGGGTTTTCATTTTTTCTTCACTGGCTTGGCCGTTTTGGCCGCCGCCTTAAAGTCGGCAGCACTTGGCGCACCCTTGGCGCCAGGCTTGCGCATCTTCTCTTTAGAGCCAGCGGCAATGCGCGCCTGCTTGGCGTTAATGTTGGCATACAACCCAGATTTCATGATTCATCTCCTTCAGAATATTCCATCTCTTCACCCTCTTGCTCACCCGTATTGGGGCCGCCCACAACCCACGCATCGCAGGTCCGGCTGGCTGCGCACTTGAAATCAAAAATCTCGCAATAGCCCAGGTCGGCCAGCTTGATCGTACCCCATGGGTCAGCCTCCATGCCAATCCCTTGGGCAATGCAATTCTTGATGTTGTCCGACACGTTAAATGCCGCGCAGTTGCCGCACAGGCTTTGCTTGGCGTCATCGGTGGACACATCCCACTGGTCAGCCTTCTTGGCCCAAAACGCGCTGTTTGGCAGTTTCGGATTCTCAGGACCGTACCCAGCACTGGTGATGGCCTTGGCCCGATTCTTCAGGTTTAGTGTGATGTCTTGGGTTGGCAGGGGGCAGTTCTCGCCCTCTTCCATGTCCATCCCCTCGTCCATATCCATGGCTTGTTCCATGGTGCGTTTGATCGTGGCCATTATTTCTTGCTCCGGTTGGTTGCTGTGCGCTGGCCGCGCATGGGCATCTTGGCCTCGCTCATCGCAATGGCAATGGCCTGCTTTGGGTTCTTCACAACCTTGCCAGTGCCGCCGCTGTGCAGCTTGCCAGCCTTGTACTCGCCCATCACTTTGCCTACCTTCTTTTCAGCTTTGCTCATCGGCATGGTATTTCCCCAATGGTTGGTAATCCCCAGATTATGCAACCCTTGACAGGTTTCGGCGCAGCGGCTGGCTCCACTTGTTGCTGCCTGCTGACCCGTACATCCCGGCAATCGCGTCACTTGCAAACGTCAGCACAAACGCATCTGCCTTGTCAGGGCTGGGCAGGCCGCGCTTCCTGATCTCGTCCTTGCCCTCAATGGCGATCTTCCCGTTGCTGGTAAAGCTGTACCGCACCGTGGCCAACTCGCTGATCAGCACATCATCCTTGGCCAGCTTGCAGTCTCTGGCCTCCAGCCACGCCTTGGCCCTGTACCAAAGCTCGGCCTTCAGGTTCCTGTACGTCCCACCCATGGCCGGGCTTTCACTCACATTGATCCCCCGCGCTGGCAGGCCCAACTCGCGCAGCCGATCCACAACCCCAGCCCCAAGGCCGATGCTGTCCACCAGAATCTCGCGCGGCTGCTGGCTTGGCGGCAGCACGTTGTATTCGGCCACCACCGCACCCGTCAGTTGCATCAGGTCCAAGTTCTTCCAAGTCCGAATGCTCTCGGTCATTACGTTGCCCTGGCGCTTGCACAGCGCACTTCGGTCACTGCCAAACCGCGCCACATCCAGCCCCCACACCATGGGTGCCGACTGGCTGGCCGCCACATCCCGATGCAGCGCACTTTCCAGCAGGTCCATGGCAATCACCGTATCGTCATCACCCTTCGGGAACTCGCCCACGACTCGGATGCGGTACACGTTGCTGTCCTCGCCATACCGGGTCTGCATCTCCTTGACGTACTCATCAGACACCCTCGGGCTGTCCAGGCACGACACCTGAAACGTGGTCCACTCTTCGGCCAGGCGCGTGTGCGTGTCGTAAAAGAACCCTGACGATCTCACCGGGTTGCCCAGCAGCAAGGTGACAGCATTGTGGCCAGACATCGACCCAGCCGCCGCCTCGAACACCTGCTCGGGCACACCAGACGCCTCATCGGCCACCAGCATCACGTGCTCTGAGTGAATGCCCTGTAAGGCCTCAGGCTGCTCGGCCCTTGATGTCCTGGCTGAGATAAACATCTCAGTCGGCGCAGCGTTGAACTCAATACGCTCTTGCTTGACGGTCAGCAGCCCCTGCAAGGGCAGCGGCATCGCATTGATCCACCTCTTCAGTTCCGCAAACATCGCGTCATAAAGCTGGCTCGATGTCGGCGCTGTCACCACCACCTTGACCGGGCTGCGCGTCATGAAGTACCACAGCATGGCCCAGCTACTGGCCGTAGACTTCCCCACCCCGTGGCCGGACCGCACGCTGATCTTCCTGTCCCCTCGGGCAATCGCCCCTAAGAACTTGACCTGCCACGGGTCTGGGTCTACCCCCAGCACCTCCCGCACAAACAGCACCGGGTCAGGGTGATACCTGTCCACCCACTGCTTGAAAACATTGTCTTTTGCCATAGGCGTCAATTATGCGGCCAGTTGGCGGCCAGTTGCTCTGCTTATCTCCCGCACCTGGTCCCGAGTCATGCCCATGTTAAACACGCTATTCATCCTGTGCATCTTGTGCTTCTTGGCGTCATGCCTGCGCTTGTTGGCCTTGATGTCAGCCTTGGGCCTTGGCTTGTCCAATCTATCCCCCAAAGCAAACACTGGCCTCGGGTAGCGCCTGGCGTCATCATGTGCATACACCCAATCGGCAATGTGGATGCGCTTCTCGCCAGCCATGGTCCTCTTGCTCATCCTGTTCAGCACCGCATGGGCGTCATACCTTGTGATGTCCGCAATGTCGGCAAACTCTTGCGCAGTCATGCGGCCAAACTCTTGAAACGCTTGCAGCGCCTTGATCACGTTCTTGCCCGTGTTGGTGGTGGTCATGGCTTTCTCATCTTTAAAGTTTCTGCCCGGCAGTCGTTCCAGCCTTGGATGTACTCGGGGCTTTCGCTGTTGTCGGTGATGGCATCGGGGACTGCTGGCTGTGCTGCGGCTTCACGCGCCCCAAGAAATTTCCCGCGAGGTGTGCAAGCCTGAATGCAAGTTTCGTATTTGCCGCAACATGGCACAGGTGCTGGCTGTGCTGCGGGCAGAGTTTGTGAGGGCAACTGATACAAAAAACCTTGGTCTTGGTAAATCATGTCTTTCATACAACCTCCATTAAATAAATGACACCCGTCCACACACCCCACATCAGGGTGATGGACACCATAGCGGAGGCAATCACCCCGCCGATCAGGATCAGCTTGCACTTCATTTCTTCTCCCTCAAACAAGAACATGTAAACCCGCTGCTGTCATAGCCAAGGCCGTTGCAGTAGGGGCAGTGCTCATCACTCTCGGCTGGTGGCACTCGGCCAAACAGCCACTTCAGCCAGTCATATAACGGAGTCATACCCACCGCCCCGCTGCCTGCTCACGCAACTTCTCATGCGGCTGCGGCTGCCCCACCAGCCAGCGGCTGCCCAGATGGCGAATGCTCTTGATCCACTGCCTCTGGTTATGCCTGTTATCAGGGTAGAGGGTTCTTACTTTTGTCAGGTATGTCGTGTTCATCGGTTTACTCCTGGTTGATAGGAATTGCAGTTTAAGGCAATTAGGCAATGGTGGTCAAGGTCATATTTTTGAAATAGTTTAAAAAATTTTTTCTGATGGGGGTTGGCAGGGTATGTGTCAAGTACCGCAGCAGCCGCCCCCGGCTCGGCGGCCACCGGGGGGGGGTCGCGGCCCCGGTCCCAGGCTGGCGCGGCCATGGCTTATCCACAGATTTTGGCAAAAGTTATCCACAGATTCCTGTGGATAACTTGCAATGCAATGCTTGAGTATTCCTAAATCTGTGGATAACTCAAAATCAACTTTACATAATGAACGTTGTAGGTAGTACTGTCAGGCATCGGTATGCACATCGATGCTGCGCTTGCGCAGTGCATCCAGTGCCATGCTGCCCAGGTCGATGTTCACCAAAGGCTGCTGCTTGTCGCTGTATTCCTCGTTCATCTTGCTGGCCAGCCAGCGCCTGGTGTCCACCCGCAGCTTGGCCACCTGCGCCTCTTGCGGGGTCGCTGCGTCTGCGATATCAATGGTCTGCTCGGCTAAACTCTGCCCTGCGCGCACGCGTGCGCGTGCGTAGGCGGCCATGCGTGTCTCGCCTCCTTTTTCGACCCATCGGTCAAAGGTCGTATTC